ACCACACACCTTAACAAGAAAATCAAAATTTCTTTTACACAATTTACTAAAATCCACATGAAAGGCCCATCCCCCTCAGGTCGTACCACCACGGAAAGGTCCATGCTGTTCCAACATGGGATCCGTCCTACGCAGCCTGGGGGGCAGTAATGCTTCAATAGTAATGTGATAACGGTAATTTGACCGCTAACAAGTCGGTTTAACGACAACCGATCAACGCACACGTAAGATAATCAATTACACAACTGAGAGGAACAATTTTAACCTAATAAACAGCCAACGCTCCCTCAAAATTAGATGTGAGAGAATTATAATACGTTGCTGAAACGCGCGTAAACATTAATGTAATAGTTTCCAAATTGGCGATCGTTACACCACTAAACGTGAACCTAAAAGCCCCGTCGTTAGTGGTAATCTTAATGATCGAATGCATGTTGTGATCGGTTGTACTACCAACAGCAGTACCAAACCCGACACCCCCGTGCACAGCTGGAGCTATGACAGGAGTACCAGCCCCAGTATCATGAGCATGACTACCCACAAGATAGTAACCTTGCGGCAAAGAGGCTTCCAGCACCGTAGTGCTGGAGGTGGCAATGAGCTGTGCAACAACTGGACCGACAACACGCAAAGAAGAAAAGGCAGTTATGGCACTGGAAAATGCCGACATGGAACTAAACACCGCCTGCTGTGCATCAACAAGCTCCACAACATAATCGACTATAACATCGGCCAATGCTGTGGAGGTGGCGGTAATAGTGTCAGACATCAATGTAATCTGCCCACAATCAATCAATTTGGAATCTGTTGTGGTATGCGAGTTCACAAACCGCATCTTACCATCAACAGGAATCTGCAGCATGACCGAATCCCAAGGAGCACATTCGGCATGGTGTGTCATGGAAAAGAACTCATTTCTATCAGCTGGTGCAGGATCGGTTGAGTCATAATCATAACCCAACCCAATCCTGCCACCAACAGTGGTGGGCTGGTTGGAGACCAAATGAAACTTGAGGGATCTGAACACATACTGATCAAAATTACCCGCAAGAGTTGACAACCAAGGAAAAGTGCCAGACTTACCAGGATTAATGGTTAGATCAGTGGCACTAAAAGCATTGGCAACAGAGCTTGATATCAATTGAGTTATCAACTCTCGATGCTGAATGACAATGCCCTTGCTCCCGGACATAAATTTAGGCTTACTCGTGAGGGAAATTCTACGCGAGTAAGCGGTAGGGGCAGACTTGACAGTGCCAAGACGACCACCACGTTGCAAATTGGTCCTAAGAGCATTCTTTCCTTGTTGCGACATGACGTACACTCCAACAGATTTCTCGGGGTTCTTAACTACCGAATAAACAGAAGTTTTGCCTGGGATTTGAGTTTGATAAACGCCTGGCACGTTTGTTTTCTCAACAGGCTGATTACTGGGTACCGGTTTGCCTGACTTCTGGTAGAGAAATTCACTAGGTAAAGGAATAGGCAACGGTACAACTGCAGATTTATGCGGTTTCTTCTTTGTTTTCGGTTCTAAGAGGACAGAAGCAGGTTTCACAACTTTCTTATCAACGTACCTACGAGCAGCTTTTCCAAGCAGACGGCCAAGTTGGACGTCTAAGCGATTATCGTAATCTACGACCTGTCGTTCGGTGGGAGCTGTAGGCTCTGTATTGTGTTCGGCTGAATAATAAAGCTGCGAATCTGCACTCTGATACTCACTAGAATCGGGTTTCTTGTATCTTCTCAAAGCTTGCGACATATGTTAGTATGGGATCCCCAAACATATGGGGACTGTTCACCCGCGCTCCAGTGGCCTACCGTGCAGTCTCTTAGCCATTATATTGGCCCATCAAATTGGTTTTGGTAGGTTCGCGCGAGCCCCATGGACTCAGTTATACACAATCAGGAAAGCAGTGGCGCGGATACCACTCTTCCCCAAAGCAATCAATGGTGAACTTATCGTAATACTCCTCTAAACAAAGTTGCTCACAAGGAGTAACACCAAAAGCAGCCCAAAAGGAAGCCCGTGACTCGTCTGTGATTGGACGAGATTTAGCGTTCCCTTTTAGGCCAACCTCACGCATAAACCAAGGCAAAAGTTCGTCACCAGACAAACTAACTTTCTTATTACCCTTCGATTTCCTGTATGAAGTTACACCATTGCGGACGAACATCTGGTAGAACGATTGGAAAACTGGCATGCCGCCTGCAATAGACAGACCACCAGTCCCAACAGCATTCAACCACAAGCGAAAGTAATCCATGGAGACTTGGTTTTTAAGCAAAACAGAATCTTTGGCAATTGCACTCCAAGGATTTCTGCACATTCTCCAACTGGATCCGTCAAACACAGGCTTACACTGACAGAACTCCAACTCTTCAAACTCATAGACAGGGGCTTCAATGGCCATGTTGAATCCCATATCCCAAAACCAGTCAAACAACCCGTCAGAAAATTTTGTCAAATCCCGTCTTTCAAGGAACACAACACAATCATCACCGTTGTTTGCTAGCTGACCGTTAACACCACGGTCCAACAAATACGCATGGATCATAGACACCATTAGAACACAATTGCCCAAACTGGTGTTCATATCTCCTGACATCCTTGTACCTGTCGTGGTATATGATAATACCCCATCCTCAGCGTAACCAGTGCAATGGTTCTCTAGCTGATAAGAAAGAATGTTGGCTAACTTATTCCTGTGCACTTTCCGCTTGAAACAGTCAAGATAGACACCATGCTCAAATCTCAACGCACCCACAGAGACGTGTTGATCGAACCTGGAGGCATCCAGCCCTATAGCTACTGGATCCTTGAACATGTCCCATTTTTCACGGAGGCAATCCGCAACTTGGAACACGTCCATGCCTTTCATGACCGTTCTATGTCCGAAAAGCCGCCCCAAAGACTTGAAAATCCTCTCTTCCAAAGGTTTCAAGTACTTCCCCAATCTAATATTGAATTTGGGGTCCCTGGGTGAAATAACCCTAGGGACGGGGTCGGCCTTACTAGTCCGATCAGTCTTCTCATATTTAATAAAAACCTTGACCTTTGCGTCCTCTGCCAGAGATGAATTTCCCAATTCCATCTCCTGCAGAGCATTCTCATACACCTGCTTCTTGCGGCCTCTATAGCTGTCAACAAATTGACGAGCTGTAATAGGGGCGGTCGAAGGAAGGAAGGTACTAAGAATCCTCCTGGTTTCTCCAAGCCGGGAAAACGCATCGGTAACAGGTAATGGAGGAGAAACGAATTCAGCATCAAGACCCGTCTTTGATTTGACGTTTTTGACACAAAACACACGCTCCTTCACTGCCCGCTCGAGAGTACTGATCTTGTGATTGAACGGAACAACATCGATGTCCGGAGAGACACCTGCAACTCTTACGTAACTACGTTTCTTTGTCAATCCCAACCGTCGTGTGACACGCAAACGGGACCCAGCGACTGTGGCACGACTAACCCCACAGCCACGCCCGTGTCCGACGACTGGGCACCCCTATTCGGGAAGTGTTCCCATCACTGAGAACACTTTACCGAACTGGTGAATCTTGCCCGAAATCATACCAACGATAGAGTCATCTTGCATAGCCACACACATATTGTTGTGGACTATGGTAGGCACAAAAGAAAGAAACATTGCCCTGTCAATAGCAATGATCTTATCACATGTCCTCATATCGCGATACTTCTCCCCTTCCAAAAATTTGGTCAACCACTTACGTGTAACCAATGTATTGGCCTGTGTGAGGGGACGGGCGCCAAATTTCAAGTAAGCCTCCTTGGCCAGAGCCATTGCGAATCGAGACCTGCCTCCTTTCTTAATACGGTTTGTACGCTTGACGTTGTGTAACACCGTTGTGGTCTCGTCTCCGTCTATACTGATCTTCTTGAATTCGACCTCTTCGACAACCAACAATTCAGTTGGGGACTCGGTTGTTGCCTCCAACTCACCCAACAACTTCACCGCATATTGATGAACATCTGACCCATTCACCAACCTTTCGTACGCATATTTGACCCACTTGCACCCCCATCTGGAGAGCACAATCACCTGGTCAGCTGGTAACATTACAGAAGCGGTAGCCATAGTTCTCTATTAACGAGTAAAAC